GCTACATTCTGCCCAATCATTACATTGCTCGCGGCTGTTGTAACAGCTAATCCAGCCCTATAACCGATAGCAACGTTGTCGTCTCCTGTTAAGGCATCCGCTTTCATTGCTTCAAATCCTATAGCAACATTATTATATGACCCTGAAGCACTAGTCATTGCTTTATATCCGAGGGCTACATTATAAGCATTAGTTTTACCACTTTCCCCTTGTAAAGCCACATGTCCCATAGCCACATTACCATAACTTGTAGTCTCATGATAGCCAGCATAATATCCTACAAATGTATTACTATGTCCTGTAGTTGTGCTCTCTCCTGCGTGTCTACCAATAGCTACGTTATTATCCCCTCCATTGAGATTTTGGAGGGCCTGAGTACCAATACCTACATTACCCTGAATCAACGTTGCCGCAGTTCCAGAACCAGCAAGCCTTCCTATAAATATATTGTGGCTTCCTGTATCTATGGCTTTCATAGCGTTATATCCTACAACAACATTATAGTCTCCATCAGTTAACGCCTGAGCAGCGCTCTTACCTATTGCTGTATTACCTTCAGCATCAGCAACAGCCGCCTCCAAGGCAGTATAACCAACTGCTGTATTACCAACAGATGTTGTCGCAGCAGTCAAGGCATTATACCCTATAGCTATAGCGTAATCTGCTGTAGTTATAGCATCTAAAGCCCCAATACCCAAAGATGTATTATACTCAGCGCTAGAAGTAGTACCCTCAGGATTAGCACCTATATAAAGAGAATTAGTTTCTGTAAGGCCTAGAACGAAATCCCCTATCGTATCCGCAGCGGTGCCTATAGGGAGATAATTATCAGAAATGGAACCGGTTATATCTCCTCCAGCCCCAGCCACAATAGCTCCAGAAACAGTATTAACATATCCGGCAGTAGCTAGATGCGTATCGTCGGATGCGGGCGTATCCGCTGCCACGACAATATCATCCACATTATGGCCACCCATTGTAATGCTTTGTGTGGTCAGTTCGCCATCGCTCTTAAGACTTAACAAGTTACTAAACGAGGGCGTCCCAGCACCGAAATCACCACTATAGTCAAACATGAGATATTGGGGAGCTGCAAGGGAAACCCCAGAAGTTCCGGATAATGATATTCTAAGACCAGCTATTAAATCTACACTAGATACATCCTCAGGGCCAATCTTAGTAAAGAAAAGAGAGGGATAACCAGCGTTTTCACTCGCCCCTCCATCAGCACTATCCTGATTAATTACCACACGAGGATAATGCATAAAGGTTAATGAGTCCCCTGACGCACCTGAATCATTAATGCTAAAATCAGATTGTGCTACAGTAGGAGTTAAAACCATCTGGTTTCGACCTCCGTTTATAAGATATGTAGTTCCTGTAATAGAGGTAGTACCAGTAATGTCCACTGTAGATTGCATATCAACAGTGTTCTTAAAAACCGCCGTTCCAGAGTCTATAAAAGCTGCGCTCGCGTTAAAAGCTACATTAGTCTGGAAGGTATTAGCTGTTCCACTGAAAAGAAGGTTGTTAGAAGCATCCGTTTGGAAATAAGCACTACTAACCAAACCGGTAGTAGCATTATAGAAAGTATTGTAATATTGTGTACCAGCCGTAATAGAGCCTGTAGCTACAGCGCTTATATCTATATCAAATTCTGTAAACCCAGTTGTGCCTACAATAGAGATATCTCCAGTTGCTAAAGAACCTCCTGTAGCATAGTAATTGGCTCCAGTATCATCTGCTACCCATGACATAACTCCAGCATCAGTAGATGTCAAATGATAGCCGCTTACACCGGGATAGGCATTGGGTAAAGTAAAAGTTATATCGTCTGACATCGCAGCTGCTTGTAGTTTGATGAAGTTATCTCCATCATCACCATCTTCATATAACTCAATGTATCCAGCAGCAGTAGTGTTTCCTCCTATACCTATACCTGTGGTAAAAGAAGTTTTAGGAGTAAAGGTGGTTAATGCATTACTTGTAACATCTCCCACACCAGCCATCGACCCTGTGATTTTAGAATCCGTACCAAAATCTAAATCAGTAAGATAATAATTAGAACCGGCAAAAGCTGCCCACCCTAATCCAGAATCGCTTCCGCTATCAGCTATTAAAGCATAACCATGAGTCCCGGAAGCTAACGCAAATGGTCTACCTCCTGTGTCAGTACCAATAACAGAGCCATGAGTAGGTAAAGCAGGAAACGGCCCTGCAGCTCGAGAACGCCATGATTCAGGAATGTATTTCAGTACGTTATATGCTCCCATAATTTTATCCTTCTTACGACTACTAAAGAAAAAGTGGGAGCGATTAGGGGCTCGCTCCCTGAGCCCTCGTTAGTTAACTAGCCTAAGCTATGTTAATAATAACTACACCAGACATCGGGCTCGTCACCTTCAGTCCGTATCTCATCGACATGTAAGAGCCAACGATTCCGAAGCCCGGATTCGCCTCCTCTACAGTCAATGGTCGCCTTTCAACATATGACATAGGCTTAACACTGCTATCCCACATGAAAATCCTGTCAGGAGGACACCATGCGTTCGTAGTGATAGTTAGCCCATAAATGCTTCCAACAACTGCCGTGCCAAGCGTCTTACCAAACGGAGCAGTCTCTTCTACGACATATGGTAATGGCTGTGCGCCAGATAGACCACCTATTGCTGTAGTAAAGTCAGCCAAGTTCAGAAGTGACTTGTAGTGAGCTGGTGAAATCATTAGTGAGTTGGCATTGAAGCCGTGTCCACCAATTAATTCCATGGAGTCGGTTAAATCAGCCAATGCGATTTCTCCATCCCCAGCCGCGCCAGCCGCCTGCATGTAGTGGCTTGTCTGAAGCGTGCCGGACGCAGTAAGACCATACGAATAGTTACGACCTACGTTGATTTCAGAACCACTTCCTAGGAAACCACCGTTAGGATTGTTAGTAAAGTTCTCAATCGCTGTTTCAGCTGTTCCATACGAAATGTCTGCATCAGAAATGCCGGTTCCCAGAGTTGAATCTCCGATACCCAGCAAAGCATAAACAACGTGCTTCGTCATGTGACGGTCTACCGCCCTGCGTGCTTCATTCAAAGCCATCTCGACTTCGTTGAAACGTGAATCTTCAATCATCCGACGGGTTACACCCACAGCCAGACCCCACTCAGCCACTGAGACTCGCTCAGAGCGTAGATTGGTGTGCTGGTATTTAGGAGTGTTTCCTTCGTTGATTTCTTCCATACCCATGGAAGGCTTTGCGAATGTGATATCAATATCACCGCCAGTCTCTGTGGTCATAGGTTCACAAAACATACTCAGGGCTGCAAGGTCTGTAACCTTGTAGTCCAGAATAGCGTCTTTGTAGTCTATGAGTACACGTTCCCCAGTTCCACCGGTTACATTATATGCACCTGTGTTAAGGGAGGTCAAAAGACCGGGTGCCAGATTATCAGTTAGTGCTACCATATAAATCACCTACTTAAACAGTAATACACCTTCTTAGGCCAGTACCGCCTGCATCTTCTATAGACACAGCTTGACATAGTGGACTGCCTGCACCATTATCTGCTGTTAACATCTGACCATCAGTTGTTCCCATCATTAGTGCTACGCCTTCTTCTACGTCTGCTGCGTTTATGTTCAATACTACGCCTTTGCCTGTGATAACGCTAGCAATGTTGCCTGAACTAATGGTTGTTAGAGCGAACCCTATACCCGCGAAATCATATCCCGTGTCTCCCGAATTAGCGTTTTGGACGTTTCCGTCAGCATTTAATGATAATAAATTACCTGCTGTTACGTCTTCTGCCGCTGTGAAAGGAAGGATACGTGCCGGAGCACCACCATCATTCAGTAAAATTTCTGTTGCCATTTTTAGCTACCTCTCAGTACTTCTGGGTCGACTTTAATTCGCCCAGTTTTCTTATCCATCTTGACTGCAAATTTTCTCTCGGATTCCGCTGGAACAGCTTCTCCCTCGTTGGATTTACCCTTTCCGAAGGTACGTTCTGTGTCCTCAGGTACCGGAAGTGCAGCAAGAGCTTCGCTGAAACCAGTCAGCCTTGGTTCATCCCAAGCTGAGAGCTCTGCAGTGCGCGTTTCTTTATTATCCTCGACCAAGGTTCCGAAAATCAGTTCCTTGGATAGAATAGCCTCTACGACCTCAACCTTTCGAGCTTCGGCTTCCGCAACAGCCCTCTCTTCCTCAGCAGCCTTGAAGCCCTCAATAAGCTTGAGTGCCTCTTCGTACTGATTAGTGAGTTCTGTTTTAGATGCTGTCATCTCGTCCAACTTTGTGCGTAAGGAGGCGAATTCGCGCTCCACAATGTTCTCCGCTTCAGATGAGCTTTTTACAGGAGTTTCTTCAGTCATACTTATGTCCTCTTGTTTTCCGTCTGAACATTCACATGCGCCGTCTTTCCCACCACAACCGCAGTCATGGTGTTCATCCTTCACATGTAAATCACACTTCGTTCCAATTGTACATTCCTCACAGACGGGGTCCATTGAGTTATTATCAATGAAACTAACCTCTGTAGGACGAATGTTCGTTGCGAACGTATCGCCCATCACATCAACATCATTGGAAAACCAATCAATACTGACATGGGTTATGTCTCCTTCTTTTACTCTGTTCATTACTTCTTGTCCACATTCAGTTTTATTATTAACCGTAGCTAACATCCTAATTGCGGACTTCCCATTCTCCATCTCAAACACTTCAGGATTAGCAGCCATGCCAATTAAATCTTCCGGTGTTCTCTGATGGTTGAGATATATAGGAAGCTCGTTAAAAGCTTCTATATTCTTCTTTAATATCTCAGGTTCTATATAAACCTTTTGTTGTATATCATCCTCTTCATACTCATGAAGCCCAGAAGTTATAGCTATAACTGGAAAAGTAGCACTTTCATAGTCCCCTTCCTCTGTAAATGATATATTATCGTCCTCTCCTAATGATAAGGCAAATGTGCGTCTCTTTTCGTTTTCGTCTAGGGTTCTACCAAACGCCCTTTCTACGCCATGTCCATCAGCCCACATGATACACATGTTAGCAGCCGTCTCTTTGTGATTTTCAAAACCACGCTTTTTTAATGTAGAACTTACCGATGCTACACACTTGTCATAACTCATGCTCTTTTCCCCTTTACGTTTGCTGAAGGTTTATTTCCTCTATTCGGGGCTCGAGCACCTTCTTCTTTTTTGTCAGTGCCCTTACCACCAGAAATATTAGCGTTCTTATCACTAGGCCCCTCTGAGGGGGAGCCTGCTTTCTTAACAGCAACGTCCTTTAGCATATCTAATTCCACCACGCCTTCAGGGTCAAGACCCCGCTCTTCCCTGACTTCGCCGGGTGATAGTACGCCTTCAGATAGATATATCATATCTGTC